TATCCTGACTGTGTTAGAAGCGAATCGAGATTGTCGGATACTTACAGTATTATTATAATCGAGGCAATGGGAGGCGGTTCCAAGACAGACCCTAAGGAAAGCGAGGATAAAATCCTTCGTCGCATTTTGAAAGAACTGACTATTGATAAATCAAGGTATCTCTCCTAGGCAGAGAACCTAGGTTCTCCGCACCTCTCCTTATCAGTCGCAACGCTTTCGGTCGCTACGCTTTCGGTCGCTACGCTTTCAGTCGCAACGCTTTTTGCCCAACTTTTTTCAAAAGTTGAAAGTGGTCTTTAAGTAGGAAAATCGATAATATATATAAAAACCTTGATAATTTTTCCCAAGACCATTCTCCAAAAATGAAAATTGGACATTTATAATGTCCAAAAATGAAAATACTAGAATCTTGTTGAACTTTTGATATTTTTGTGACCATAATTTTTCTTATCGTCTGGTGATAAAAAAAATATTTTTCAGTTTGTGAGCATAACTTTTTTATTTTTTAATGCGTTTGATTTAGGAAAGTTTTTTCTATTTCCATTTTATGGAAGTAATGGAAATAGAAAATAAACTTAAAAAACGAGTGCCGAAGTACGAATGTATAAATTGTGACTTTAGATGCTATATGAAATGTGATTGGGAAAGACATATTTTAAGACCTAAACACCTAAAAAATGATAAAATGGAAGTTTTGGAAATAAAAAAAACGAAAAAAACTTACAATTGTGATTGTGGAAAAGTATTCATAACAAGTTCGGGATTATGGAAACATACAAATAAATGTCATCAAAATCACATAATACCTCAAACAACTGCAATTGAAACCATAGATTCAAACATCGTAATCAAACAATTGATACAACAGAATGATGACTTCAAGCACTTGATTTTAGAGCAGAATAAATTGTTTATTGGACAAAATCAAGACATTCAAAAACAAAACCAAGAATTGCAACAACAGATTTTAGATGTATGCAAAAATGGAATCATTCAAAACAACACTATCAATCAAGTCAATACAACCAACTCTAATAACAAGACCTTCAACCTGCAAGTATTTTTGAATGAAGATTGCAAAGATGCTATGAACATATCTGATTTTATGAATTCAATCCAACTTCAGTTGGAAGAATTGGTAAGTGTAGGAAAACTAGGATTCGTTGAAGGGATTTCCAACATCATAATCAAGAACTTGAAAGCCCTCGATATACATAAACGACCACTCCATTGCACTGACTTGAAGAGAGAAACTGTCTATATCAAGGAAAACGGGGTTTGGATCAAAGACGATGAGGACAACACGAAACTACGGAAAGTAATTAAGAATGTCGCCTTCCGTAACAGTAAGAACACCCGTTTATTCAAAGACAAGTATCCTGACTGTGTTAGAAGCGAATCGAGATTGTCTGATACTTACAGTATTATTATAATCGAGGCAATGGGAGGCGGTTCCAAAACAGACCCTAAGGAAAGCGAGGATAAAATACTTAGACGCATTTTGAAAGAGCTGACAATCGATAAATCTAGGTATCTCTCATAATCCATCTTTCGTAAGCTTCGCTGGATAAAGGCGAATATTATATATTAATAATAATGAGATAAAAACAAAATGATTATAATATTACAAATGCCTAAAAAAAATATTGACTATAGTAATGCAATCATTTACAAAATTACTTGTAAAGATACTGATAATAAAGATGTATATGTAGGTAACACAACGAATTTTGTTCAAAGGAAACACGCTCACAAACAAGGTTGTATAAATCCTAAATCGCCAAACTATGATTGTAAATTGTATAATACAATTCGTGAAAAGGGTGGTTGGAATAACTGGAAAATGGAAATAATCTGTTTATTTAATTGTTGCGACCATTATGAAGCAAGAATAAAAGAACAAGAATATATTGTTTCGTTAAATGCAAACTTGAACAGTATAGAACCAATACCAAAACCAAAAAAACAAACACATATTTGTGATGTTTGTAATGTAAATAATATACAATGTACAAATACAAATGATTCAAACGTAATCAAACAATTGATACAACAAAATCAAGAATTTAGGGATTTAATTCTTGAACAAAACAAGACAATCATCGAAGCAATGAAACTCTATACAAATAAATCCTTGAATAATAATTAAGGGTTTTTATATTTATTAGTTATCAATTATGATAACTAATAAACTCATATTTGATTTTAATTTGAAACATTTATGAGAAATTTTTGTATTTTGATTTAGAATAATATTAAAAACATATAATTAATAATAATGAGATAAAAACAAAATATAAGTAAAATATATAAGTATAAATGTCGAAGACAGATATTGACTATAGCAATACAATCATATACAAGATTACTTGTAAAGATACTGAAAACAAAGATGTTTATGTTGGTCACACTACGAATTTTGTTCAAAGGAAACACGCACATAAACAAGGTTGTAACAATCCAAAATCAACAAACTACAAATGTAAATTATATAACACAATTCGTGAAAATGGTGGTTGGGATAACTGGGTAATGGAAATAATAAGCTTTTGTAAGTGTTATGACCAGTATGAAGCAAGAATAAAAGAACAAGAATATTTTACATCATTAAATGCAAACTTGAACAGTGTAGAGCCAAAACCAAAAGAAAAACCATTACCTGTTGTTAAACCTATAAAACAATCACAAATTTGTGAAGTTACAACTAACAAAAACAAATATTGTTGTGTTAGATGTGATTATTCGTCGTGTAATAAAACAGATTATACAAAACATATTTCAACTAAAAAACACATTCAGCAACTTCAAGCAACCGTTTTAGATGAAACAAATACAAATAATTATAAAAATTTGCAAAATGACTTTGTGTGTCAAATATGTGATAAAAAATACAATGATAATTCAGGATTATGGAGGCATAAGAAAAAGTGTTTTCAAGAACCAAATTTGGTAAATCAATTGTTGAAACAGAATGATGACTTCAAACAGTTGATTTTAGAGCAAAATAAAATGTTTATTTTTCAAAACCAAGAATTACAAAAACAGATTTTAGAGCATTGCAAGAATGGAATCACACAAAATAATTCTACCAAAATAACATTATGAATTACACCGACCTGTAACAACAAGACCTTCAGTTTGCGTGTGTTTTCGATCGAGGATTGCAAGGATATAGGGTTTTTGGGTTAGCAATCCAAATACAAAATTCAAACCCACATTTTTTTCTGTTTGAATTCTTCAACGGTATAAACTATATTTAGGTCATTTTCCAACTCTTTTTCTTTTCGAAATAAACAGAAATACAATATGACGAAGAACGAAAATCCGCAAAATACAATTGATACTTCGTCGTAAGACGAAAGACCCGCGTTGTGAGTTGTGTTATTCATTTTTTTTACACAAATTAAAAAAAATGAATAATAATTCAATTTATTTTTTATCATAAAAGCTAACAAATAAATAGTATGTATACACCTTTGAAGATTTAAATCCGCACAAAAATACGAAAAAAATAATTCAAAGTTTAGGTTTTACAACCTTATGTATATTTTGTTTATAGGAACTCGTTAAAGAACCTTGATTACTTGTTTGTTGTTCTACATAAATAACTCGGTCTCGGCAAATTGGAGATTGCTCGAGAAGCTATTTTATATATATTTGATGAACCATTGCGGTCTCTATTCCATGCACCACAACCGCTCTTACAGCGTAGTAGCCCATGAACCAACCGCAATCCATCTCTTTTGGGTTTTGGATTTTCTCTCACCATAAACTTCTCACAATTTCCTCCTTCACACTTAGAGCATTTACAAGATGTTTTATGCTCATCCACCAAATAAACTTGGTATTTGTTCCTTCGAAACAAAGTTCGCATTCCTTTTCCTAAAGTGGGTTCTTTGTATTTCATATGTTGCCGTTGTTCCCAATCTCCTATACAAATGACAACCTCACTTGGACTACCATATATTTTTTTGAAATTACTTATCATTTTCTGCTCATTTCGTTTCGCATTGATATATCTTCCAAACTTCAATTTACGAAAGAGTTGCTTCGCATAAAATCCAAATAGTATGTTGTTGATACGATTCTTCTCACCAACATATTCCTTGAACTTATCTATTACAAGTGTCTTACGATTGTGTTTGGACAAATCGGTTTCATATTCTATAACACTCTTACCATTGATTTGTTTGGTTTTCATTCCTAACATTATATTTTTGTATTTTTTCATCTTCGTTTCCTTTCTTCGTTGATTTTGTGAATAACGAAACACATTCGCATCTTTGGAAGCGTCATCCACACAATAAATCAAGTCTTCTTTTCCAGGATCAATGCCAACTATTTTCTTACTTTGTAAATGAGAATAATCGTTCAATTCATCAATATACAATTCACGAGACGAACCCTTGACAACATTTGGTAACCGTTTCAAACCAACTAAATCATCCCGCAAAAACAAAATGCTGACACCAACACCATCCGTAGAAATCATATGATGGAACGAATAACCATTCTTACGAAACATCTTTCGTTCGACACGAAAAAAGAAATTCCATATTTTATCTTCATGTTTCTTTGTATTTCCTTTGTTGGTATAATCACTTTTCTTTCCATGCTCGGTTCGTAATAACAAATGAACCAATGTAATAGTATCCAACCGAATATAGCCAGACATGATACTGCTTCGCAACGGGAAGACATTACTGATGGTTTCTAACTCATTTTCCACTTGGTTCATCATTGTAATCATACAAGGGAAATAATCAAACGGACTACATTTCAAATCATAGTAAATGCTTTGTTTTTGGAACTTTTCCTTCGTAGGAAGGATTCTTCGTTTTTGTTCGGTAATCCAATTATGGTAAAATGGTTTGGATGTATAAGCAATTTCTGGATTTACATTCAACAAATCATTTTTGATTTTTCGCAGGTCGCTTTCTAAATGTTTTATTTTGGTTTCTCGTTCTTTCTTCGTAGGACACAACTTGCGTATTTTCTCAATAAGCATTTTCTTTTTCCAAACAACATTTACAAACCGCTCTACATAATCAACATAATGCAACTGAATGTTATTTTCATACATGGTTTGAATGTCCTCACATAAGTAGGCTAATACATTGCTCATGTATTCATAATCCAATTGTTCTGGTTGCGTATATGGTTTGTAATGCTTCTTGTAGAATAAGGTGAGTTGTTCTTGCAGTTCAACTGTTTCTTTATTAGGTGGTTTTCCCATTTTAGTATGTTTTTCTCCGCAAACAACCTTCATAATATTCAAAATCAACACCTTATCAATTTCAGGTAGTATTCCATTAGTTTCATAGTGATAAAGAAAATACATTTTCATGAACTGTAAAGTATGAATAACAATCTTATGTGCCTTGATAACCACATTGTTGATTTTAGCTTCGTTAAACTCTGGATGTTTCAAAATGCTTTTCAGGGAAGTTTTGACAGACTTGAAAAACTCAGGTGGTTTTTCTTTTGGTTTTTCCATCCTATATACTTACTAAAGAAAATAATATTTAAGTTGTTAATAATATTATTAACAACTTATTCCTAAATATTCTCACCCTTTCCTTTTTCTTCTAATTCTTTTTGAAGTTTTTCTTTTCTTCGCAAATATGCTTGTTTGTTATATTCCTTTCTTTGCTCTGGGGTAGATTTATAAATTGTTTTTTCTCTACATTTTTTTACTCTTTCTTTTACTAATTCTTTGTGTTTTTCGTAATAAATCTTACTGCTTGCAGGTGCTGTGTATTTTTTAAGATGTTCTTTGGTTAGTTGTAATTCCTGTTCTAATTTAACATTATATTCTTCTGTAATTTTTAATTTTTGTATTAGTTCATCAACATTCATAGTTTAGTATAATATGATAAATATTTTTATGTAATTTATCATAATATTAAATTCGTATTTTTGTGCGGATTTAAATCTTCAAAGGTGTAAATAGTAGAAACAGAATAATATATTTCATTATATTATTTGTTGTTATTATTTCTTTAGCGAAACCGTTTTTTTTATCCTTTAAGTATAGTAATGACAGATACAACGGCAATAGATGACAGACGAAATGTAGCAGAAAAAAAAGTAGAAAATATAGCGTCCTCCTCATTTAATTTCATAAAAAAAACAAGCAAATCTGTATTTTACTTGATGGTTTATTTTGCGTGTGGTTCAATCCTATTATATTGTTCAAAAATCGGTAAAGCTAATGTATTACCTGAGGTTAATGATTGCATTCCAAAAATACCTGACAATATATTCAATGTTTTTTCAACAAAAGTGAATTCGCAAAAAATTAAGTTTAATGATAATCCTGCAAATACTAAAAATTTATTTTTGGATATATTTCGAACATATACAAATAAAAAAGAGGGGAAAGACACATTTGTTCTTTATTTTATCTCATTATTTGAATCGATTATATTGAATAATAATATTTTTTTCAATTTAGTATTCTCATCTTTTAATGATTATTTTTCAGAATCAGTAATTGTCTTTTTTGGTCCAATTATTTTGAGTATTTTAATACCATTATTAGGGTGTTTCGATTGTATTTATTTTATGTATTTATGGATTGTAGGTATAACAATTTTTTTTACTAAGGAAGATTATACTACTGGAAAAATGAAAGGCTTTGACAAAGATAATAAATTATCAAGCTATGTTTTTGCTTTGATTAAAGCAGTTTTATGTTTATGCACAATTTCAGTTGCATTAGGTTTAGCACCTGTTGTTGTGCCTGTTTTAATATTAATGAGTTTATTTGGAATGATTGGTTATAAAGGTAAATTTCAAACAGGCGAGAATGTATTTAACAAAGATTTATCCGCAGGGTCATTTATTATTGAATCATTCAAATTTTATAAAGTTCAAATAATGGCGATTATTAGTTTAATAATAACTGTAAATGCATTCGTAATTTTAGGCGGTATTGCAGGATTATTTGCACTGATTGTTATCTTGCTAATTAAATTCGATTATTTGAAAATCGATATATTTAACCCAAATGTTCCTGATTTTGAATCACCAAAAATAGATGATTGTAATCCCAATGTGATCCCAGAAGTAAAAGATACACCACCGTGTAACAACCTTCCTGGAAATGCGTGTAATAATAAAAAACAAAGTGGGGGTAGTTCAATGAAGAAAGGACAGTTTGAAAATTTTGTAGATAACATAACGGGCAAATCTCAAAAAGATTTGAATAAACTTTTGAAACGGCTTAATCAATCCATCCACCTTTGAGAAAGGTGGAGCCAAATCTCAAACCAAATTCGCAAACCAAAATACACACTAAGTTACACAATGTGTTTTGCACCACTTTTATTAAACGAAGCTTACGATAAGTGGTTTCAGTCGCTACGCTTTCAGTCGCTACGCTTTTTGCCCAACTTTTTTTAAAAGTTGTTTTGCTCCACTTTTCCCAAAAGTGGATAAATAAAATTGAAATAAAATTATCGC